GACCCATTTACAGATAATTCAGAAGATGGTGATGTATCCGCAAAAGATAAAGAAGTCGCTACATTTGTAGAATCATGTATTAACGATATGTCCGATTCGTGGGATTCAACTTTGTCGCAAATGCTTTCAATGCTTATTTTTGGATTTTCATATCACGAAATTGTTTACAAAACACGCTCCGGTCCTGACCAAAAAGACCCATCTAAGCGTTCTAAATTTAATGACGGAAAAATTGGATGGCGCAAAATGCCTATCCGCGCTCAAGAAACTTTATTTCGTTGGCAAATAGATGAGAATGGTGGAATTCAAGCCATGGAGCAAATAGACCCTTCATCTGGTGGTCTACATATAATTCCAATTGAAAAGGCTTTGTTGTTCCGTACAACCTCACAAAAAAATAATCCAGAAGGTCGTTCCATTCTTCGTAACGCTTATCGCCCTTGGTTTTTTAAGCGCCGTATTGAAGAAATTGAAGCCGTCGGTATCGAGCGCGATTTAGCAGGATTACCTGTTGCTTATGTGCCACCAGAATATTTATCATCATCTGCAAGCACAGAACAAGCGGCGGTTTTGGCAACAGTTCAAAACATTGTTACATCTATCAAACGCAACGAGCAAGAAGGCGTTGTATTCCCAACGCTTTATGACGAAAATGGGCATAAGCAGTTTGATTTAGTTTTGCTCTCATCCGGTGGTTCACGCCAGTTCGACACAGACAAAATTGTTCAGCGCTACGACCAAAGAATGTCAATGTCAATCCTTTCAGATTTTATTCTTCTTGGCTCTGATCGAGTTGGCTCATACGCCCTTGGTTCTACCAAAATGGATTTATGGTCAATGGCAGTTGATTCAATTGCTAAAAACATTTCAGAAGTGATGAATCAATACGCTATTCCACGCCTTATGAAGTTTAATGGGATGGATTCATCTCGCTGTCCACAACTTGTTTACGGTTCAGTAAGCCATGTTGATTTGACTGAAATCTCAGACTTTGTAACTAAATTGGCACAGGCTGGTGTTTTGGTTCCAGATGCAAACCTTGAAAGTTATCTCCGTGACTTGGCAGGATTGCCAGTTGCAGAACACGATGGCGCTTCTTTCGGTATGCCACCAATGCCTGAAAAAGGACAAACCACACCTGCGACTGAAGATATAAAAATCCCCGAAGGACAGGAACCGCTAGACGGCGATTTAGAGTAAATCTGTGGCAATCATATTCGGGCGTAATTCTGATGGCTCCAGAAACCCATTAACGGCTCAAGAACAGGCAATGGCGCGTGTTTTATACACGGCAATTCGTGAAGCCACCGACAGTATTTCAGTTGAACAATTAGCCAAAATCATTGAGCGATTAGACCCTCCAACCTTAGAACGATTATTAAAAAGTATTACAATTCAAAAGAATTCTAAAAACATTCAAAACGCACTTCTAAATTCTATTGATATTGGCGGTAATGAAGCGATTAGATCAATCGCAAACATTGTCGGACAACTCGCCCTACCTGCTTTTTTGCCTAAGCCAGTCAAAATTCTTAATCCAAAACCTATGGCAAACATGGAGTTCACAAAATTACCGGCGTGGGCTTTACCCAATCCACCAGTTGCAGAATTTACTCTTTCGTTTAACAAAACCAATCCAAACTCTCTTGCTTTTGCATCTCGTAGAGCAGGTGAGTTGGTAACAAGTATTGATGATTTAACACGATTGGCAATTCGTGACATCATTACAGAATCTTTTGCTCAACAACTAGATGTCAGAGCAACTGCAAAGCGCATTAAAAACATAATTGGTTTGCATCCAAGGTGGGCAAAAGCGGTAACTAAATATGAGCAAAATGAAATTAACCGTCTAATCAAAGCGGGTGTTTCAGAAATTACCGCTAGAGAACGGGCTAGTAAATCAGCAACTTCTTATTCCGAAAGATTAAAAACGGCAAGAGCAAAAATGATTGCCAGAACAGAAATACAAATTGCACAAAATGAAGGTCGTCTTGAAGGATGGCAACAAGCATCTGAGGCGGGTTATGTAGACCCTTCTTCTATGAAAATGTGGATTATTGCTCAAGATGAACGCACTTGTCCTATCTGCATTGAGTTGGATGGCGAGATCGTGCCTTGGAACGGTATATTTTCAAGCGGTCACGAAACACCAGGCAGAGTTCATCCTAATTGTCGTTGCACTATGGTAATTATTCCTCCAGAGCGAGGAACAAAATGACAGTAATTAAATTCGCGCCAGGATTAAAACCAGTTCTTAAACACGCACAGCACGATCAAAAGACTCACGGCAACTGGGCAGATGGCTCGCAAGGGTCAGTTAGTGAATTATCAGATAGCGATATTCAAGACATACTTCAAAATACGAAAACCGTTGAGGGGATGTATCAAAAAGTTGCTGAGCGCTTAGGAAAAACCCTCAAGCCAAAAATAGCGGTTATCCCTGAAGGCGAAGAAAACCTTTATCGGGGTTTGAGTAATTTAGAACGAGATGCTCAGCAGTTAATAGATGGCAAGATTCCGTTTACCCCTATGCAAACATGGGGGCAAGGAATTTACGCAACACCTGACAAGCAAGATGCGGGGTCATACGGTCAAGTGATTCGCATGAAATTAGATAGGCAAGCAAAAATATTAAGAGGCGAGCCTGAGCCACCATTCTTTGTAGATACAACTAGCAACCCATATAAGTCAGACTTTATAGATTTCCCAAGACTGTTACCAAAAATAACAAGCGGGGAAATAGATAATTTCTCTTTATCTGATGCCTATAACATTTATTACGCGGGTAAGGGTTACGACGGGTACCAACCCCACGGTGGAGAAATAGTTTTATTTAATGGCACCCATTTAACTGTTAATAAAACGGATATTGGAACCGCAGTTACCAAGCACGGCACCCACGATCAACAAACCCACGGCAACTGGGCAGATTCAGGTTCTCCTAAATTAACAATTATGGGTAAGAACGATGGAACAAATGCGTTCTTCAATGAGAGAACGCGAGTAGTTCGCTATCAGCCAGAGGGAAAAGAACCTACAGATTATGTTTTATTTGCTGACGAAAATTTTGTAGTAACCATAGTAAAACCTAAAGACGGAACAACAATCAACGGATATAGCGAAGGCGCAACAAATAAAGGAGAAATTGGTCATTTAGATGTAACTGGCGCTGGTAGTAATCCTTGGCGTAGTTCTGCTAAAAACGATAATAAAGCAACGATTGTTGAGGTTGCGGTAGGTAAAGCGCATCAACGCCGAGGCTTGGCTACAGCAATGCTTCGTTTCCATAGAGATATGTTTCCTGAGTTGGATGTGCAACATTCTGATGCTCAATTACCAGACGGCAAAGCATGGGCTGAAGTTGCCAAGCACGGTGAACATGACCAAAAGACCCACGGTAATTGGGTTAACGGCTCTAGTGAGTCTGGTCTTGATGCAATGCCTTATGAGTGGAAGCCTGAGTTCAAAGAAAGAGAAAGACTAACCGCTAGAGAATTAAGTTCTGAGGAATTAAATTTAGGTAGAGATCAGTTAAAACAAGTAGCCGATTCACCTATTGCAATTCGTTTGTATGCGGGAGAACTTTTTAACATAGCAGAACAAGGAAGATTCAAAACTTTAGAGGAACAACCTACCTTAAAAGATAATTCTGATTATAGACAAGCAAGGCAAGAATTGGAAGTTGGTCTTTGGGGTGTTCCCGAGAAAGACACAGGACCTATTTACGGATATATTGACACTCCGTTGCAACCAGCACTAAATAATGAAGTAGGCAATTACGGAGAAATAAAAATCACTTTGAAAGATAGTGTGGCTGGTCGAACTACTATTACGCCAGGAGATTCGGCTAATCACGGTTTAACACCAGTCTTAATGACAGATGCACGAAAAGGAAATTTAAGTCTTGAGCAAGTAGATTCGGCGTACCGAAGCCGTCACTTTCAAAAAGATGCAACTTCAGTACATATACCTATGAATTCTGTGAGAAAAATTGAAAGTATTGATTATTTTGAAGCGCAGATTCACGGAGGAATATCCTTAAAAGACATCAAATCAGTAGATGTCGGGAACCAAAGCGGTTATTCTGCACGGGTGTCAGAACACACAATAAAAATTCTAAAACAAAATGGAATTGAGTTTATCCAAAATGGTTAATATTATTATAGATAACCCAGTCACAGGCATACGCCAGAGCCTTACCCAACCTGAGTTCAATAGTTACATGGCTCAAACAAACGGAGCAGTTGTTAAATGGATTGTTACATCAGACATAATTACTAAGCACGGCACCGGCGATCAATCTCCACACGGTAACTGGGCGCGTGGCTCTAGCGGGTCTAAAGATATTACTGTCGAATGTAAATCTTATTTTGGAACTAATGTAATGGAATATCAAACATCAGAAGCCAAAAAAGAAATACAAAAAAGAAGTGACGCGGCTAGAATTATGGGTAAAGGTCATGAAAATTACATTCTTGAAATAATTGCAGAAAAACAAGGTTTTGATGGAAAACCAAAAGTTGTATCATCTAAAGAGATAGACCAGTTAGAAAAAGATGGTTGGGCAATTGCTTACCGAGGGATACAAGATTTTTCGGAAGATGGTGTTGGCGCAGTAAAGTTCAAAGCGAAGGACCTTGCAGAAGAACTTAGGACTGGAAACTATCACGCTGGCGCTGGAACAGATGGGGATGGAATTTACTTTACAAGCGACAAAGTTGTTGCTAAATCTTATGCTGGTCAAAAAGGAATAGTAGTAAGAGTTGCAATACCACCAGATTCAGTTTTAACCCCCGATGTTTTTCATGCTGAAATTAAAAATCATAAAGAAAAAATAAATAAGGGGGGCGTTGGGGATTTTTGGGGGGCAGACGATATTGGTGTCAGCCTTGCATCCAAAGGAATTCGCGGCGCACAATCCGTGCGTGGAATATCTGTACCTAGAGGGGGGAGTAGTTATCGCGTTGCACCTGTATTTGTAATATGGGATAGGTCTATGCTGGCAGTTGAGGAGGCAAAATCTAAATGATTACCGTTACCCCTGACCAGTCAAGAGAATTAGCGTTGCTAATTCGTGATTTATCCCCAATACAAAAAGCAGACTTTTACTATTTTACAATAGTTGAAAATCAAGACCCCTATAAATTTCTTGCATCTATTCCAGTTCAAAAGCACGGTACCGGCGACCAGAAACCGCACGGCAACTGGGCGCACGGAGTATCCTCTGGAGTTGCCTCAGATATTCAAAGATTTACTCAAGAATGGGGTGGGCTATCAATCAGTATGGTAGATGGGCATCTTCCTACCAAGGGTTTTATGGTTGCCAAATCAACGGAGTTCAGCCATATTGTTGAGGCGGCTGATTTTTTTGACGCTGTAAAAGGTCCAAAAATCCTTTCGGCTTATATGAGGAAGCATAAAGAGGACTTAGGTGCTGGAAGTAAGAATTATTTGGGAACTTGGCTAAATGAGGGTAAGATATACCTAGATGTATCCCAAAACATTATGTCTGAGTCCGAAGCGACCAAACTTGGAGCCAGTCGTAATCAATTAGCAGTATGGGATGTTGTAAATCAAAAAGAAATAGATACAGGAGGTACAGGGCGTGTCGAAAAAGGAGATCAAAGTAGTAGAACTGAAGGATATAGCGGATATGACCAACGAGGAGATAGACGCTTACGCCAAGGAAATTTGGGTGAAGTTAGCACAGCCCAAGTAATTTATTTTGCACCAGGATTAAAACCAGTCTTAAAACATTTACCAGGAGAACACGATCAACAAACTCACGGCAGGTGGGCGCACTACACCAACGCCGAGGGTATAGCAGAGATGTCAGACAAAGGGTTAACAGGACAAGAGTTACTAAATCTAGTGGAATACGGCGTTTCCGGTACAACTGAGCCACAGACTTTAGAAGGTATGATTGAAAAAATAGAAAACACGCAAGCCCTTTATGAGTCAGCCACTATGGGTATTGAAGCCCATGTTGAGGAACGCCTTGCTGATCTACAACAACAATTTCCAAACCACGAATACACGGAAAACGAAAAACTAGAAATTTTTGATAATGTACAAAACGAGTTAATTGGTGCCACAGCCGAGGCAATGTTGTTTGAACAAGAAAATCAAGATCAAAGCGGTGATGGGTCAAACCCAGATACAAAAGAATTGGTTTCAAAATTTAACGAAACTTTTGGATACTCCCAAGAAGTACAATCTAAATTGAGATTAAGTTCTGGTAAATTGTCACCGAATGGAACAAAAGGAACTTTAGCCTCAAAAATAACAGGTGTGGGTGGCGAAGAGGGCAGATTAGAAGTAAAAGGTAGCATAGACTTCAAAACTCGGATGGGTTCGGAAGAAGCAGTTGGGCAGATACTACGCACATTTTACCTTAACGACCAAGGAGATTTGGCGGTAGAACATGATTATTTCAGAATAAGACCAGAAGAATTACAAGGAACAGGTTTTGGTCGTACATTCTTACAACAATCTGAAAACTATTACATCTCCCACGGTGTTAAAGAAATTACAGTTGGAACCGCGTGGGATGGTGCGAGGCATTGGGCGAGAGAAGGGTTTGATTTCAACCCTGAGTACGCCGATGGAAATTACAAACATCTTAAATCCGCGCTGAATAATTATGGCTCAAAAGTTTCTGAGGGGGCGCAAAAAAAATGGCAGGGATTGTTAGACAGAATGGTAGACCCAAACACAGGCGCACCAAAACCCATGACAAATAATGACTACCCGTTGCCTTACGAGTTCGCTATGGTCGGCTATCGCAAAGGTGCAAAAAACTGGGCAGGTAAAACAATTTTAATGGAAAGTGGTGAGGGAACTCGCTTAAAATATAAAAAAGTATTAACCGAGGAAGGCACCAGTTTGCTTGGCGGTCCTGTTGATCGAGATGGCGACGGATTGATATATGATGGCACCGCGCGAGAAAGACCAGCGCCTACTAAATCGGAGGGGTAATGAGTACAAGAGCAGAAAAACTGCAAACCATTCAACAGGCATACAAAAAATGGGCAGTTACAAATCCTCCATTTGAAAGTGATTTCTTTGCCACAGATGAAGCCGAGGGTGAGTTAATAGATACTATTTCTAAATTAGACCCAAGTTTAGAACCAACTGAGGTAGAGGAAACTAAATAACAGTTGTAAATCCATAGTCTATCCTTAGCCTATGGCTGATATTGCTCCCAAATTAGTAAGTTTGAGTGCAGATAAATTGCGCTCGCTACACACGCAACTTCATAAGTCAGAATTAAGTCCAGAGGTTTTAGAAGTACACCATTTAGTTCTAAATGAAGCCTTGCGTAGAGGATTAGAACCTTTTGAAAAAGATGAATGGGATAACTACGAGATACAAATTGATTTTCTTGAAAATGTTGATCTTTTAGATTTAGGCGCAACACTTCCAGCAGAGTTGGTAGATGAAGTAATTAAATCAACAGGTACAAGCATTGGAAGCGTCAGAACAGTATTAACAACTACGGGCTACCAGTTGAAAATTGACCCTATCTTTGAACCTGTTAATAAAACAATTCGGCAGGAAGAGGATAAATGGGTTATCTACGACAAAACGGGCAAAAACAAACTTGGTGAATACGATTCAAAAGATGAAGCCGAGGCAAGATTAGCGCAGATACACCGCTTCGCAAAGGCTGATAATAAGCCACCACAAGCCGTTAGAGCCTCTGCTCGCAGGGCATTGGACTGGATTAGTGCAGGATTGGCTGGCGACGGTTTTACGAGCGTTGGGCGGTTTAGGGCATCGCAGTTGGCGGCAGGGGAATCGGTTTCTATTGACACCTTGAAACGAATGAAATCCTTTTTTTCGCGCCACGAAGTAGATAAACAAGCCCTTGGATTTTCTCAAGGTGAAAAAGGCTATCCATCTGGAGGTCGAGTTGCTTGGGATGCTTGGGGCGGGGATGCCGGATTCGCTTGGGCTGAGTCCATGGTTGAAAGATACGACAAAGTAGAAAAGCACCTTCAGGGGCAACATGACCAAAAAACCCACGGTAAATGGGCTGACGGAATTTCTGAAGAAATCTTAAATGGTGGACACCCAGAAGTTGAACCGGAAAATTTATCTGCAGTATTGATGAAAATGTCGAGTCGGACTGACCATCCCGATATTACCGAGTTGAGCATCAAGGGAACTTTACTTTTCGGTGATGAGGGCATGGGCATTGCTCGGAAAGAAATGCCACAAATACCAGGAAAAGAACGAGCAAGATTTTTAAGTGACATTGAAAAATCAGATGGAATTTCAGTTGAAAAAGAACAAGTAAATCCAACAAAATTAAAGCCAATTCAAAAAGAAATATCCGGCTCTCGCGCGGGTGCAATTTACAATAAATTTAGAGATGACGGAGATATTCCAAAAGACGAAAGAATTTTAATCTCAAGTGATAATTTTGTCGTAGATGGACACCATACTTGGGCGGCTTCCGTTGCCTTTGCTTTTGATAAGCCAGGAACAAAACTACCTGTTTACCGTTTATCTGTGACGGCAAAAGAGGCGCTTGCAGTTGCGAGCAAATGGTCAAAAGATAATGGTTTTCAAGGTCAAGGGATTGATGCACCCGCAAAGAAATCTGCGTTTGTTTACAAACATTTATCTGGACAACACGATCAGAGAACCCATGGTTCATGGGCTGGTCACAGCGTAGGTGAAATTCAAGCAATGGCTAAAGATGTAGCGCCCGAGGCAGGGCGTAATCCAGAGGCGGTAGCGATTGCAACGACTTTGCGTAATGAGTTCCTTAGAATAGAGCCAGCCATAACAAAAACAATGACCGACCTTGCTTCTAGTGTTGGGGCAAGCATGGATGGATTACAAGATCGCGTAAAATCAACAGATTCCTTGGCTCGTAAGATTGAGGATGATTCAAGAAAAGACGGTGTAATTTTTCAAGAGGCGGCTGGACAAATTTCCGACGGAGTTCGCTACACCATGATTTTTGACGAAGCCGATTACACAGCAGGGGTCAAAAGAGTGGGAGAACAATTAACAGCAGATGGGTATTCGCCACGAATAAAAAACTTCTGGAAAGAAGGCGACCCTTATCAAGGCATAAATATTAAGGCTACTAAAAACGGTGTAACTGCGGAGTTGCAACTCCATACACCAAAATCTTTAGAAATCAAAAAAGCAATCCACCCAATTTACAAACTCGAAACAAAGGAAACAGACCCACGGGCTAAATATAGACTTTATATGCAAGAAGTCCGATATGCCAGAAGAATCCCTTTCCCTGACAACCGCGACCTGCTTTCCACTATTGGAGTTCAATCATTCCAAGCGTTTCAAACCCCTAGACAAGCGCAATTGGTAAAAACAACCGAGGTTGATATAATGCAAATGACTGAGGAGGCTGATCTATAAATGCGTTATTTTGTAAGATTTCTTGATATAAATTCTTATTCTGAGCCGCATTTGTTATTTCGTCTTGACATAAATCACTTGACGGAAAGTTTAGATGAGGAAAAATGGGATGAAATTGAGCAAACTTGGATTCCTACAGATCGAATTCTGCCAGTTCTTGTATTAGGCAACACAGATTTAGACGAAGTTGATACCTCAGTCGCTAAGCAATTTTTCCCCGATGCTTTTGCAATGGAAAAAAGCAAAAGTATTGGCACTTACGAAGTATCTAAAGCAGAAGGTGATAAGCGCTACACGCTAGGGGCTATGTATATCCCTGACCGGCTAGATGCTCATAACGAGTGGACAGATTCGAGTGAGTTGCAAAGAGCAGTCTGGGATTATGTGCGCACAAATGATCGTCGCATCAGACTTCAACACGATAAGGAAGTTATCGCAGGAGAATGGGTTGAGGTAATGTCTTTCCCATACGAATTGACAGTTCCAATTACATCTATTTCTGGAATTCCAACAAACCACACCTATCCGGCAAATACAGTATTTCTTGGAGTTATCTGGGAGCCGTGGGCGTGGGAGAAAATTAAAGCCGGTGAAATTTTAGGCTATTCAATTGGCGGTAAAGCCGAAAGACTATATGTAGATATGGAACCAGTTGAAAAAGATGACGGTCCTACAGTCAATTCTGTCCATGTTGATACAATAATGAATCCAAAGAAAAAGAAAAAGGTCACAGATGAAACCAAGTGAAAAAGAAGTCCTAGATACCTTACGCAAGACCACTTTGGCATATTTATCTGAGTCCGATTATGCACAAATTGAAAAAGCCGTAGAGCAACAAGGCATTTTGCACCTTACTGGTACAGCCTCAGCCATTGTTAAAAGTGCAGTTCAAAAGGCAGTTTCGGTTAAAACTGGAGATATGGTTTCTTGGCAAGCATCGGGGGGAACAGCAAGAGGCAGAGTCGAACACATTATGCGCGAAGGCGTTTTAGGTATTCCAAAATCATCGTTTAGTATCAAGGCTGAACAAGATGACCCCGCCGTTCTAATTCGCATTTACAAAGACGGAAAAGAAACAGAAACTTTAGTTGGACACAAAATGTCTACATTAAACAAAAGCCTAGTTCAAAAACACGGCGGCGGAAGTCACGACCAGCGGAGCCACGGCTCATGGGCGGGTAACGGTGCTGGTGGCGGTAAATTTATTCAAGATAAAGAAAAAGCACCCGATATGACTGCAACCGAAGCCAAGGCTCGTATTTCTGAATTAGAAAGCAAAATAACCAGAGTACAAGAATATCAAGATCGTGTTAAATCAGCAAAAACAAAAGAGGAAATACGCGCGATAAGGGATGAATTCAAGAGTGGCAAGGAATCACCTTCCGGCGCAAATAATATTTCAGCAAAGAAAACAAATGAATTTGTTGGTGGCTCATATCACAGGGTAGATACCAAAACAACCGCAGGTGCGTTAGATAAGTTGTTGGGTAAAGGCGAAGAAGTTATGGGCGACAAGTATGAAAGAAAAGTAACCGAACAATGGGATGCTGAATTCACGGATAAATCAACTGGAAAATCTTTTCGCGCATCTGTTTACGATTGGATGCGATACGACGACAAAGGAATGACCGCAGAGCAAGGTCAAAAGATGCCGTTGCTGAGTAGAGGTCAATTGCATAGTTTTCATATTGGCGCAGACTCAAAAGAGCAAGCACAAATCGTACAAAATTACATTGAAACAGAATCAAAAAATAGGTTTTTAAGCCGCGCTGAATGACATTTGATAGAAGCCGAGTTGAAAAACACGGCAACCATGACCAATCAACCCACGGGAGTTGGGCTGACCCAAGCCGTACTCAATCTGAGGCGCGTGGTAGCGACGACAAAGATTTGAGAGCGATGGATGCAATGGATTTATTACATCATTCGCCAAAACGCCCTTTAACTGATCGCGAGCGCATGACTGTTGCTCGTTTAACGAGCGAATTTGCAGATGCAACAATAAGACCGAGAGGTGGAGTTGAATTTGCTCGCACTTGGCGCAGACCAAACGAGCCAAGCGTTACTGGCTATGTTCCAAAAGTAAATAAAAAATGAATTCTGTAATTGACGATACCTTAGTTGTTCTAAAATCTTTGGGTCTAAATTCTGTGAAGGTTACGACACCGCCAGGATTTGCCGGTATCTCAGTTGCACTACCTAATAATGCCCAAGCCTTTTTTGTTTGGAGCAATATGGGCAAGGATGATTTTCACTTTAGAACAGCAAGATTTTGGGAAAATGACAATCCTTTTTCGGGTTTTGTTTGTCAAGATTTAATCCAAGCAATAACGCAAACCCGCATTTTAATAGCCTAAGAAAAAAGCCATAAAAAGGGCTTATGGTATTCTGTTTCCGTCAAGACCCGAGATTTATCATGCAGTCCATACTGTTGTGAAAATCTCTTTTCGTGAGGAGTAATTTTGGCATCTCGAACTCGTAAGATGGTAAATCTTGCAATCGAAGAAACCAGCGGCGTAGATCATCCCGCTCATCTCCACGAAGGTTGGCTGGTTATGAAATCAGCCGATGAATCTGAAGTTCAGAGAGTCTTAGACGAAACGCTCACCGAGGAGGACTCCAATATGGAGGAAACAACAACCACGGCTACTGAAGCGCAGGTAGAAAAGGCTGAAATGACCATGGAGGAAGCAATGAAAAAAATTGCTGACCTTGAGGCTAAATTGGCAGAAGCCGCTAAGGAAGAAATTGGTGAACCTAAAATGATGGGTAAATCAGTTGATACCTCAGAGGATTTTTTGAAGTCCGCTCCTGAGCCAGTCGTCAAAATGATTGAAGATTTGCGTAAGCAAGCCGAAACCGCAACTGCTGAACTTAAAGCAGAACGCGATTCACGCGCAGACGCAGAAGCAATTGAAAAAGCAAAGGGTTGGTCGAACATCAGCCTAGATGCAGAAAAAGTCGGACCTGCACTTCGTCGTTTGTCCGCAATAGATTCAGACCTTGCTAAAGCAGTTGAGGATGTTCTTACATCAATCAACGCTCAGGCTGAGTCAGCAAATATCTTTGCAGAAATCGGCAAATCTGCGGACTTCAAAGAAGGCAATGCTTATGGTCGT